CCACCACCTCCACCTCCACCCATAAGAGCAGGGCCTATCTCTTTAATGTAATACGGTTTAAGCTCTTTATCGTAAGCATTAATCATAGCCTCTTTATTCATAGAGCCATCTGCGTTATTTGTATACCACCTATTTCTCAAACCTTCATTATACATCTCCATTTTTCTGTATTCTGGAAGGTTGTTAAACGCGGCTTCTACGGCTTGTCTGTTTTTCTTTTCTAAAGTTTGAGTTGTGCGTCCAGTCTGCTCCTCTTTTGACATATTAGTTCTTAAATACTTCAAGAAGTCAAATTCTTCCCCTGGTCTATTATGTGTTATGAAATCATAACGATCTTCAATAGTCTTTAAGCTATCAAAATCCTTAATCCACTGATCTACAACAGTCTGATCATACTTGTCTCTATCTCTTAATTCAGGCAATAGCTTAGTATACATATCGTATGTAGATAGGTTCATGTTAGATATAGCTTGAAGCTCAAGCTTTTTTCTATCTACATTTCTTTGATATAAAGGACTTGAAATATCTTTTCCCTGTATGCGAGCTGTAATCAATTCATCTGAAAGCTCATTTAACTTAGAATCAATTTGCTCTACAGCTCTATCCCATTTTGGATCCGCTTTTAGTTCTAATAACTCCTTCTCAAGGGCGGCGTCCTTTAATTTAGATTGCTCCTCCTTCTGCTTTAATTTTTTCTCCTCAAAAGCAAGTTGGTTATTTAAAGCTCCGGTTAATATATCTATAGGCTTTGTATTCGGAGTAAAAACAAAAGCCTCTCCTTGACCAACTTGCATACCCTGTTCAAAAGGGTTTCCGTTCATATTGTATTGTTCAGCCATTATAATTACGGATATAATGATTCGTAAACACTTTTTGTAAGATTATATGCTGGATCGGATGTATTCATTGTTGCTGCATTTTTAATAATATAGTCATAAAGTTTTTGATTATCAAAAGCGTCCGAAGCTAACATATTACCACCTGTAGAAATAGCACCTCTCAATACGTCAAAAGTTTTAGGATCCATTTTGTTAATAGCACTTTCAAATTGACTATAAGTAAAATTATTAGGTGTAATAACATTTGGATTAAATTGACTACTTGTTTGATTAGTAGTATTTAAAGATGAAAGAGCGTTTGGATTTGAAAGCATTTGTTTATATGCATCAAGCTTCATTTGTTCTAACTCCTTTTGGTTTGCAAATTGCTTACCCATCAAGTCCATATTCTGATTAAATGCAATATTTGTAGCTACGCCTTGACCAATAGCACCTAAAGCATTTTGAAGGTTTTGTTTAGCGGCTGTGTCTCTTGCAAGTCGTGCAGCAGATTCGGCTTGGAATTTTTGTAATTCATCCTGCTGAATACGAGCCTCTTGAGCAGCATAATTGTTTAAACCTGAAGTTAAAGATGAAAGTCTACTCACATAGTCCTTCCCAGCTGAAATATCTAAATCAGATAAGGCCATACCCCTCTTCATATTTAAATCAGCAATAGCACTCATCTTATCTGTAAGGCTACCACCTGCATTTCTAACGCCTGTTATAGCATTGTTTATACTCTGATCTATCTTATTTATTGCGGCTTCGTAACCCATAGGATTTCGATTTGAAGCCAATGTTCTCTGTATACCCAATGCCTCTTTTGCAGATTCAGGTATTGATAAGTCAGGACGAGTTAAATCCTCCTCACCAAGAGACTTACCAAACTGAACTCCAGACTGTATAAGCGCTGGAGCAGAAGATAATAGTGATGCTAATATTACTGGTGGTATAGGCATATTTCTTGCAAATTAAACATTAATAAGTTAATTATCAATAGCAAACTTACAAAAGTTTTAACAATTATATTAACGCTGGACTAGGAACAAATACTACTTTGGCAGAGAATAATACTACTTTCTTATCCGTATTCTGGCTTATAGTGTGTTCAAAAGCATATCCACGTAATTGTCTACCGTTTTGTAGAGCCAATGCTGTTGTTGCTAAATATGGGTCGGCTACGTTAGTGTTAAGTTTATCTCTCAAATAGGCCGCCCAATAATACCCCTCCTTCAAAGATAGTAGAGTAGATGGCATCTCCGTTTCCATAATTGGATAGGACTCATTCTCATAGGTCTTAACAGAATCTACATTAAACACAGCATTTGATCTTAAACCAAGAGTTAAAGGTCTCTTAATCAATGTTCCAGATTCATTCATAACAAATGTCACCGACTGAGTTTTTTGCAAGCCGTAAAACTCTAACTCATCACCCTCATTATGAACATATAGCTGACCATTAGCATTCCAAGACACATTCACAACACCAAGAGTTTCAGCCCACATTGGATTGTAGTCAACCATTGTTATCCATCTATTTCTTAAATATGAGAATACTACACCCTCAGTTTCTCTTGGTCTTTCAGTACCATCTTTAAAACCAAAGAAGCACGTATACTCCATATTACTCTCATCAATCATTGATGTAACATCATATTCTGTAGTATCAGCTGTTATTTCAGTTGCTTTATTAGATGTCCAATAATTGAATTTATATTGACCACTTGATATATCAGACTGACCATTAGATGATGTCTTAATGAAGGCTCCTGTATACAAGTCAAAGTAAAATAGTTCACCCTCAATTAACTGAACACTTCCTGGATGAACAGTTCCAAATAGGCTATCGTATGGATTTACACCACCGAAAACCTTATCTGTGTATGCTAACTGACCTGAACCATCACCACCTGTAGCGTATGACTTTTGTATATATATTGAAGTCTCTTTTCTATTTTGAAGCGCCTTTAATGTATACCCAACCTGCTTTAATCTATTGATTGAACCAAAATTGTCATTTAAGTACAGACTGTTTCCAAGACCTTCAAATGAAGACAATCCATTTATAAAACTATTCTGCACGTATGGAAGTGAGTGTATTACACTTGATGTTAGATTGCGTCTTTTTGCATTAATATCATCAAGACCAAATCTACCCAATCCATGACTGTCTGATTTGTAGTAGTCGCTATAACTGTAATCCTCAACCCAGTAGTAACCGGTCATTGGACTCACATTAAATAAATCTTGATTATATAATAAATAATAACCTGTTGAACTAACTCCTCCAGTTCCACCTAAGAAATAATACACCTTGTTTATAGCGGCTGTTTGAACCTCTCTATAAAGCCTAAATAAAACACCTGCCTCGGTATTAGCTATACCTGGAAAGTCATTAAATGTGTCAAATATAGGCTCCTCGTAACCAGTAAAATAATTTCTAGCCCTTACATACACATCTCCGTAATCTAAGTCAATTATTGCCGGCTGCAAAGCTGTTTGGTCTTGTGTATTTCCAGCGTGAGTTCTATTTGCAGTATGCGGATTTAGAATAACATATCCCTCATTATAATTTTCAGACGGGTCTTGTATTTCATACCAAATCTCATCATCCTCCTGTGGTTTTGGAGTATATATTTCAACTAAGGCTCCAACAAATCCACTAATACCGTCAAATATTTGAGAGTAGTCAAATTGAGCTACTATAATTGCTTCTGATGGACCATAACCTCTATCTACTCCACCTGCTGGCTCGTATTCAAGTATTTCTGTTTCATAATATACATCGCAATATTCTGGCTGCTCATATCCTGCTGTTGATGGTGGGCTAGGCTGTATTACAGGAGCTTTTGCAACAAACCTAACTATATCGCCTTTTTGTGGTGTATGATTTATACTTGTGCCCTTATATCTATTTGTATAGAAATTTTCCAAAGACATTTTAAATGTAAAACCATCTTGTAAAACTTCCATGTACATTATAGACCTTTGTTGGAAATTAATCATTAACTCATCCTTTTTCACAAGGATTTGATAATGAGTGGCCCATTCAGGAGGCGTGTGATTTATTTCAACTTGGGCTTTAACAGTATATGGATTTCCAGGCTGAGTCAAAAATGATAAATCCTCGTTAGCAGGAAATGGCACATCTAATTGTAATGGAATAATTTGAGATGCCTTATACTGAACTGATCCAGATCTTAAACCTCTGTCGTAATATTGTATGCCAAATACTTTAGTAGAACCCTTTTTAAGTGATTTAACACATTTGTTTTCTCTTAATATTTTACACTGATGAACATATATTGTTCCATCACCTTGACCTGTCCAATAATCAGGTACATCAAGATAAATATTACCAGCAGTAGTTCCATTAACAGTATTTGGTATTCCATCAGCTATAAGTGATAATGAAACTGAATTAGCTAAATTTAGCAACTTATCTACAGGGTTTCCAACATAAGATATATCAGCTGCTGTAACTTTATAATAGTAGTTTATTAATGAAGATGGACCCGTTGTTAAATCATACAATGGGAATACAATTAAATCCCCCTCCACAAATTCAAACGTAAAGAAGAAGTCGGTTCCAGATGTAAAATGTATAAAACAACCAGTACCTGTTACTTGTCCAAATGGATCTATTTCCCAAGGCTGAGAGTTATTTGATTGATTACCAATAACAACCTCATTAATATATGGTCTTGCTAAATAGTCTACGTTCTCAAGATTTGCCGTTATAGACATGTCTATGTTCTCTAACAAATCATAGTCAGCATAATAGTTTCCGTATGTAATACTATTATTTGATATTATCTCTTGACATTTAGCCACTTGTGGCATTGAGTCGTAGTTGTATTGTGTGGCGGCTGCTGGTTTGGTAGCTACATTACCATCATAAATAACGGTAGAAATAACCTCGTCAGTAACAAGAGCCTGCTCTTTATCTATCTCTTGAAATATAGACCAAGCTCCATTCTCTCCAACTCTTACAGCAAATCGTATTTTAGTAACGTCATACTGACCAGTGTAGTAATTTATAATTATTTCATTATCAGTAAGTGGAGCTTCTGTATCTCTACCAGAAACGTATTCATTCGTATTGCTAAACGGTTGATTTGAAATCATCGACCATTTAGATTCCTCATTGTTATTATATACGTACTGATATCTAAATTGATATTGCTTACCATATAACTTATTAAAGCTTTTGTTTAAGTTAGTTTGATAGGCGGCTAATGGTTTATATGTAGGGGGACACTTTAAAGCGTCCATTGTGTGAAATGAATGGTCTATTGTATCAAAAGCTTCTACTGGGTATCCATCAGGATCTAAACCAGCAGTAGACATATACTTAATAGCTTTTGGTATATCTATTTTACGAGGAGGGTTAAATTGCAATACACCGTTTCCATCATAAAGAAAATCATCAAAATAACCATCTGTCCAATAAAGTAAATCATCAACTACATTGGTGTGGTATATTTTATGGTCAATTTGAAAGTTTAACGCCTCACCTGCATTTCCTACGGCTAAATTTCCTAATACAAGAGTAATTACACTTGTATTTATATCAAAAGACCATATTGTATGCAGGTTATTTGAATTATGTACAAAATATATTATAGAATTACCTTTAATCCATTTAGCACTTCCAATAACTGTATTTACACCAGCAGGAAGGTTTAAATTATTAACTAAAAGATTTCCAGGCATTGACTCTAAAGCCCCTTGGTTCTGAGACTCTGCCGAACCTGAACGGCAATAGGTAGACATTCTATAGTCCCCATTTTGAATTAAACGAGGATCATCATCGGTATTGATACCGTTTATAAATAATATATCTTTTGCTTCCATTAGCGTATATTAAATCCACTTGCCCCGTAAATAGTATCCATCACCTCGTCAACAACAGGACCTTTAGCTAATATATTAGCATCCCATAATGTATCTTTGTATTGACGCTCCTTATCCTTAGCCATATTAGCTAATTCAGGCTTCAACTCACACATTTGCCAAAGTAGATAGTTTCTAAAAGGTTCAATATATGCCTGAGGAACTAATGTAGATCCACAAACATCCTTACCAGAACTTAGGTATTCTATTACAGCTTTACCTGTTGGAAGAGCTTCTACAAATTGAATGTATCTCTCCGCCTCATTAACTCTGTAATAGTTTATATTAAAACCACCTCCAGCTGTATATAATGGACCGTAATATGTACCATTATAAAATCCTTCGGCTATCCAAAATCCACTGCCGATAGAAGCTGATTCAGCCTCTGCAATATCATTGCAAATATCAGGAGTGTTGTTTAAAGCAATAGTATTATCAATACCCAACGTCCATAACCTATTACCAATTTGATATGCCACCTTTGTATATCTAATATAATCGCTAGGCATCGGCCATATCTTTGTATTTGCATTTACATCAACATGAGCAGATACCACAGATGGCATCTCGTAACCTCTAAGTTTTTCTTGATAAAATTCCAAAGCCAACTGCTCAACCCACTCATAGTCACTTGTGGTATAGCCAAAGTTTTTCATTCGGCTTATTGCTGACATTGTAACGTATGTTATGTTCTTAATTGGATCCATTATTTAGCCGGCTGTGTTGGTTTATCTGTATCTGGTACGTTGTTGTTATATGTCTCTCCAGGTTTTATTCCTGCTTGCTGTATCAACTGAACAACCATTTGAAAGATAATAGACTCCTTACCTGGCAAACTGATGAAGGCATCATCGTCCATTGAATTAGGATTTGGTATCATTTCAACTGTTATATTTTCAGTTGGAGTTCCATTAAAGTATAATTTACTACCTTGTAGGTATGTAGTTGTAAAACAAGTTTGCGGCTTGATAATATTCATGATGTGATTCTCAATCGTACCCATTCTTGTTGGGTAAAAGCAACCGTCAGAACCACTAACATAAGTTATGCTATCGCTACCCATCAAAGGTGTAACCGGCAAATTCACATAATATCTTGGAGAAACACCCTGTCTTTGTAATTCATAAGGAACAGATGTATCTCTCTTACCATTCTCACTCTTATATGATAAATCAGTATAAACAAGGCCAACCAAATAGGCAATTACTTGATATGGGTATTTACCCTTTATATCATCAGTTACATCATCGCCTGCTAGACGATTCTGTATCAATTCCACCATTTGACGTTTAGTAATCATTATTGACCTTTATTTATATCTAATGTCTGCAAGTTAAATGCAGATTGAATGTTAATAGTAAAGTATTTTACAATTAATTCCACAAGGTTGTAGTGAACAGATTCGGGCCATTCAAATTCAACGCTTTCGCTTGGTGTTCCTGCTGGTAGAACCGAGCTGTTTTGATGAACCGTTCCAGGAGGTAGATAAAATATCTCGCTGTTTACAATGTCGTAATCAAATACAGGGTCAACAGGTCTACGTAAATATGAAAATATTATGTTGTTAACACCAATAGGGCGTACAAGCCATTTATTATTCTGTATTGCGGCTATAGGACGCTCTAAAGATGGTGCTAATATATCTGTTCCTAATCTATAACCAAAGTCAGCCTGATTTAAAAACTCAATAGGTCTAACCTTTTCTATAGCTCCATCACACTCATTTACATATTGAGTATAGGATGATCTAACATAATAATAGTAGTCTTCAGGTATATCCATGTACCCAAATGAATCTAGCTGTAAAGGGACAGATGTACTATCTCCTATAGTCTTTACAAATGGAAGCAAATCATCAGTTATCTCTCTCTTCTCCTCAAAAACCTTGAGCAAATCATTGATCTGCTCTAAGTTAATCCACTTTATTGCCTCGTTATAATTTCTAGGAGTAATATAACCACCATACTGGTCTTTACCAAGTTGATTATAAACCTTGTCTAATATTTCTCCTAAATTCATATATGTTTTTTAAATTATGATAAGTCAACTCCATATACTGCGGCTCCATTAGGGTCTAATATTCCATCAGATAATACGCCACCAGAATTATATGTATATATATTTATGTATCCGTTTGATGAGAAATAATATTTGTAATATCCGTAAGATGGATCTAATGGAACTACATCGTACCCAGAAGCAGGTGATTGAGAAACAAAATTACTTGGGGTTGGGTTAGTTGAATCAAAAATAACATACTGACCAACACCAGATCTCAAAAATGTATCATAGTTAAAGTTTGTTGTATTCCAAGAAACAATTAAAACAGGGTCTGATGTTCCCGTTTGAGTTATAAACCCATAGAAGGCTTTAGCGCCTGCTGCTGAAATACCTTGAGGTCCCTGTGGGCCTTGTGGTCCAACAGGCCCTTGTGCACCAGTTGGTCCTTGTGGGCCTGGATCTCCTTGTGGTCCTTGAGCACCAACTGCACCATCTAAACCAGCAGGTCCTTGTGGTCCAACAGCTCCTTGTGAAGCTAAAAGCGCCCAGTTTGTAGGATCTGTATCAGGTGTTGACGCAGATGGTCCAACAGGGTTAATACAGAACCAAGAAGCTCCGTTATATGCAACTGCATCATCCACTACATAAACACCACTTGGACTCCATGTTCCTTGCCAGTTCAACCCAGCAGGTCCAACAGGTCCTTGAGGTCCGGCAGGTCCAGTAGCTCCTGTTGCACCAGTAGCTCCAGCAGGACCAGTAGGTCCAGTAGCTCCTGCAACACCTTGAGGACCAGCAGGTCCGGTAGCTCCAACAGGTCCAACAATTTGAGGTATAGCATCTATCTCCGCCTGCAAATTACTTATTTCAACAAGAAGCTGTTCAAAGATAGAAGTACCATCTTGAGATGCGTTATCCACCCAAGCAGGAGTATCTTCTCCAGAACAACAATCACAACCACATTCAACACCACTTGCGTTGAGTAATTCAACCATAGCGTTGTAATAGTTTGTGTATTGATCGTAATCACCACAAGCTTGAGCCTCTTTTGCTAATGGATATAATAATGATATTCCATCAACGTATTTTGTATATGGGCTTGATGTTCCACATCCTAAAGCAGCCATGTGCTTTACATATAGAGCATCAATACAATCTCTTATAGAGCAAAGAGTTCCTACGCATGTAACTTGAAACTCTTTTGAGAAATCAATGTTATCAGCAATACTTAATCCATCAACTTGGGTTATAGCGGCTGTAACAGATAAATTTGTTGTCCATGTTCCGGTAGCTAACTCAGATAAAGCCAAGTTAGGAAGTGTAGTTGTTTGTGGATTAACTACAGGTGCAGGAACAAGACCATTAGGGTAATATGCACTAATCTCACGATCAATAGGCGTCCAAGACCCATAAGCAGTTGAGTCTGTAAATTCAATAGTTCCAAACTGAGTAGCTTGACAATCATATACGGCTGTTATGTTAGGTTCTACACGAGTACAACCTGAATATGTATATGATAAATTATTAGCACGATTTACAATAAAGCTAAGACCACAATCCCCATCCGTAATTAAGCTTTCTGCAACAGTGATTGTAGTTATACCTGCAATATAAGTAACAGAAACAACAGTCTTGGACCCATTATTTGCACCACCTGAATTTAAAACTATATTATCTCCTGCTTGTAGAACATTAGATAAATCAGTTACGTTAGATGTAATAGTATTTACACCGGTAGTTGTAGCCCATCCTGTTGTAGAAAAATAATTAAAATTTGCAGTATATGCCAAGTTGTATACGCCATTTACAATCTCACCATTCATTACAGGTAGGTTGTATGCAGGGCTTATAATAGAACCTGCTGAAATATTAATTGGCGGCGTTACAGTATTGGTTTCAGAAACAAAAGCTACACCAGTAGGACCTGTCATTACAATAAGACCCTTTGTTGTAACAAGTGATGTGTCAACACCTTGACCGGTGTATGTAGTTTCATCTTTAACAACGACTGTATTGTTGTTTACATTAAAGGTTGTTAAAATGTCAAATGTAATAGGCATACTCTTAGGTTTGTACAAAACTAAAAAAGGTAGCCGAACTAACGACTACCTTCTAAACTATTTATTCTACTCAGTTAAAAAGTAATTGACATTACTTTGAGTACTTCTCAATAATTGATTGTAATTCAGCATCTTGAGACACCTTCTCAATCAAATTAAAGATCTCCTCATCTTCTGATGAACCTTCAATCTTGCAAATTGACTTTGGCTTACCACCTGTCTTAATCTTCCAATCTGCACCATCGCTGTAGATTTTAGTTTCATCAATTAATGACGATATTTTATTCTTCAAACTTGTAGTTTCAACAACTCTTTCAACTGTAGGAGCCTCTGTGAATTTAGGCTTTTCTATAGGCGCTAAATTTGACTTTAACTCTACATACTTAGCATAAGCTCTTTGAGATGATGAAACATTGTCAAATAGACGTATACGGTCTACCTTCTCTTCATTTCTAACATCTAATCCAAGCTTTGGCATAATATGCTTAACAACCTCGTATGATACACGAGTTCCTTCAATAAGAATCTCATCTTCAATCTTACGGCGGCTTGCGATATTATCCCATTTAGAAATAACCTCTACTTCTGGAATTACAAACGAAAAATCTGCATTATCTCTTTTGTAAGAGCAATCGTTGTTTGAAAACTCAGGACAGTAGAACCACAAAAATATAAGTAGTTCTAAATCTGTTTTTGGAGCAAGTTTAGTATTGTGAGATAACTTCAAATTTAAATTATTAAATCTGAAATCACCACCTGAAAAAGTAGGTGCTGTCTTTGAATAAACAACCTCAACTTTAAATCCATCCTCTACATCATATCCAATAGACTTAATACCTTTTGGAACTGGTGGGATAGATCTCATTCCAACTCTAGCGTCTCCGCCTGGTTTAAATAAATCCACATTACGCATTCTATGTTTAGCATAATTAAACATAATTGGTAGTGGATTTTCTTTCCTAAAAAATGATGGGAATTTGTGTTTTAGGATTTCTACATGACCTTGTAGATCCTCTTTTGTTAACCTTTTGCCTTCTCTGTATAACATTGTTTTATAATTTTAAAAATTAAAGGGTGGAGGCTCATCACCTCCAACCCTTATATTATAGTGATGTAGGATTATACATACATCAAACCACACTGCTCAATCTTGAACCAGTCGAAACCGAATTGAGTCAACATGTAAACTACATAGTTGTCATTTGGTCCCAAGCGACGTGGAGAAGCAGCTCCATCATCCCATACTTTCATGAAACGATCTTCACCGTCCATTGATTTGTATGCAAGTTCTACGCAGTTACGCATTACACCTTGAGCGTCAGCAGACTTCTCAGCAGGAATGAAGAATCCGTAGTCAGCAAACTTAGCGTTTGATACAGCTCCGAACATCACTGGGTCATAAGACAAGTCGAATGACTTTAAGTGTAAGTTCTTACCGTTCAAAGTAATAGTGCTGAATGCGAATGTAGACATCATTGTTTCGAAATCAGTGTTGTTTCCGAAGATAACTTTAGCACCCTCTTGACGAGTAGACGCGATGTTTACGTTGTTAGTGTAGCTCAACAACTCTTGTTCAGCAGCTACATATAGGTCTTTTGATAACAATCCCATAAGGTCTGTTCCAACCCAGTTAGCTTTCAAACCATTTACAAGGTTGTAGAAATCATCAACCAAAGTTGCAGCAGTCCAAGCTTCTTGAACAGCGCGATCTTTGAATGTTTCAACCATACCCTTAGTAGTACTTGGCTGACCTGAAGCAGTTGTAGTGTCTCCGTAAACCATAGCACCAACTAATCCCAACAAGTGACGATATTCGTGTTGAGCAAACAAGTGTGTGTGGAATCCTTTTAAAGACTTTCCATCATCCATCATTACAGGATACAACTTGTCAGTCAAAGCATCACCAGTGATTTTAGCGGTTGTCTTGTGACGTTGTAGGTTGAAAGAGAATTTCTCCCAGTAGCTAGCTTTTGCTTCTGGCTGTGCGGTATCTTCATCAAATGCAGATGAGTAGATAACTAAAGTAGGAGTAGTAGCTCCCCAGTTAGTACCATCAAGAGTAACAACTGTGAAATCATAAGTTCCGTTGTTGTTATCTGTCTTTGCTGTGATACGTCCTTTAGTTTCAGTAACAAGGTCAATAACCAAGTCACCAACTACAGGGTATACATAGTAGTCTGGAGATGTAGGTTGAGTAGAATCAATTTCTTGAGCCGCGTTGAAAGTGAATGTTTCAGAAGCAGCACCACCAGCCCATGCTGAAATATTAGCAGCAGGAAGAGTGCTGTGGTAACGATTCTCTTCAAAGTGGAAACCTCCGTTAGAGTTTGTGATTACACGCTTTGCACCTTGAGCAATCAAAAGGTTCAAAAGATCTAATCCTTGACCACCAAAACGACGATAAAGTTTGGTAGATACATCTGGAGGAAGTGCGTCGATAGACGACAATAGGGTGTGTTGGCTATAACCGGCTGCGCCTGTGCCATACGAGTGATTTATTACTGGAACTGTAGTTGCCATTTTCTTTTATTTTTAAGGTTTATTAAAGTCCCAACGCTGCTCTTGTAGCTGAAAGGTGTGGACTCTCCTTTACATCGTAATTTGGGGCGTCTTTACGGTCTACTACTTTTCCGCCGTTGTGCACATTTTTGACGGTATCCTCCTTAATTTTGCCAGCCGCAGTTTTAAGGACTTGTTTCATAATTTGGTCTCTGTTTTCTAACCATACCCGGTTTTCGAGAACCTTCATAGCCGTTTCAATTCCCTGACTATCAGGGTTTAACCCCAACATGTACTGTTGAATATCTGGAATGAAGCGTTGTAAATCATCTTTGCTTACCGCATAATTTACAGTTACTTCTCCAACATCTTCAACATTCAATGTAATCGGAATAGATTGCATTTTAGTGGGTATATCCTGAAGGATTTTCTGCCACTGACCTGCTCTCTCATCCATAGCCCGTTGGCTATCAGCACGTTGGTTTTGCAAATATGTAAAATAATCTTGATTTGAATCAAACTCTTTTCGCTTGTTTTCAATACTTTTCAACGCTTTCTGTGCCTCAATGCGCAGAGATACAGGCATCTCATCTACATTTTCATACTTAGTATCTACATCTAAGTTGTTCTTATTGGCAACATATTCCATTACTCTATCAAATCCTAATATAGCTAAATCTTTATCATTAAGGATTTCTAAAATAGCTAACGCACGAACTGGATCCGTCTTTAGTTGATCATCAGATGTGTTTAAGATTTCAGCGGCTAAATTCAAATCGTCGATACCTGTGGTTCTAACGAAGTTATTTAATCTCTGAATGTTGTCGTTTGCAAATGGTTTTTGAATGTCATTAGCATAAGGGATTACGTGTTCAACCTCCTTATACTTAGTAGCCATTTGCTCATACTCCTTAGCCTTTTCTATATAGCTCTTTAATTCTTCGGCATTGTTGAATCCAAGCTGAGAAAAGTCAAAAGATGGTTGAGCAGGCGCATCATCATTATTATCAGCTACCTGATTATCTTGCGATGAAACCGACTGCAAATCATCTTGAGTAATGGTTTGAGTTTGAGTTAAATCCGTATTACTATCATCTTCAGATACAGAATATTTCTGCATCTCTTGATCAATACGGTCTTGTGACCATCCTTCAATGGCCGCTGTTGCAGCTACATCAGCTGGCAAATAGTTGTTGTTACCTTCCATAGTTATTATAAGTTACCTGATATTTCTACCTCTTTTTGCTTTTCTAAAGTTCCCTCTTGAGCAAGTTCTGCCATACGGTGTTGGTGCTTCAAATCTTCCAACAACGCCTTTTGTTGGTATTCAGTAAGCATTCTACCAGTCTTAATTTGTTCAAGCGCAGCCTCAGCACGAGCCTTAGCCTCTTGAGCCATCATAGCAGACTTTTGTTGCTCTTGAGCAGTTACTTGAATTGCTCTAAGTTTCTCCTCCTCCATACGTTTTCTTGAACGCTCCTCTGATAGGTTTAAATACCATGAGGCAAATTCCTCATTACCCTTTTCAAGCTCCTTCTCTATAAATAGGAAGTCACTCATTGTTATACCTATCATTCCACTCTTTCCTGCTTTCATTGACTCTGTGGCGGCTTGCAAAATAATGCGTTTACGCTCATTAGTTGGAGCAGATGTCATTGTTATCCCTAATTGCTCAAGAGTTAAGTCTTCAAATGCGTTTAAAGCATTCATTCTCTCAGAGCCAATAATATGCTCGTAGTAATTCTGCACGTCTTTATCAAAGTGCATGTTAGTACGAGTTTTAAGAACAATCTTTTTAGCCGCCTTTTCTTTCAATCTCATCAAAGCCTTCTTCAATGGATATAAAGCGTGATTGGTTGCGTCTACCTCAATTTGAGATATACCCAAACCTTTGTCAGGATTATCAGTAGGCATAGCCGCCATAGCTGGAGTAATACCGGCTAAGTCCATAACTCTATTCATATCATCCTGCCAACATGTTAGCCACTCTTGTAATTGAGGACCGATACCACCAGGAAGTTCGTTAATAGCATTGTATCCACCACCCTTATTTAAAAGGTCGGTTTTTGACTGAATGAACTGATTACCCGTTTGACGACGAATACGAATAAGTTCTAATGGAGACATTTTACCAAATCCCATATCCATATTAGCTAATAAGCCAATATCAATGATAAGACCTTTAGGTGCTGCACTCCATTTAGCGGCTTGCAATTTAATCCATGTCAACATCAAAGAATCAAGGTGTGGCTTCCATCTTTCAACGATAGATTTTCCAGGCACACGCTCAAAGAAGTAGGATAATACAACATTACCCTTCGTATCTCTCATCATATTCTTTTGTAAACCAAAATCGTAAACGAACTTAGTTCCAAGAATATGCTTTCCTTCATATAAATTCTGCACGCATGTTACATCAGTCTTTCTTGTTCGACCATCAGCATACGGCTTTTTAATTTGACCAAACTCCTCCTTTCCATACACATATACGCCATCCTTCTTTTGACGGCCTGTATAGTACTCGTAATCATTTGCTTTATATTCAAAGTGAAGAACTTCAACAACGAAATCCTCCCAAATATATCTTCCAGTTACAGGATCTTTTCTATTAAAGTTAAAGTCCTTATCGCTATAACCTTGAGTTTCGTAATAGATTCGTGCAAGATTTTCAAGGTCCATAGGTGTAGCACCCAAAGCCAAAAGCTTATCTTTAATGTCCTTAATTTGAACTCGCTCAATATGTCCTGCAAAAGCTGGCTCTTGTTCTTCATTCTCATCAATATATGCTGTTACAAATGATGCTGGATTTACAAATTTAACTCTTGTAGATCCATCATCCTCAGTATATACACGACCAACTGCAAAGTTTGTCTCAACAAGCTTTTCAGTAGTACGCAAACGAATCTTATCCCAATCACTGATGTTAAAAGTATGCTCTACAATATCCTCCATAGCTGACTCCAATGGTAATTGGAATCCGTGATATTTCTCATACATATTTAACTCTGACTCTGTACTTGGCGCCCAATCATATATTACTGGCGGCAATCCAAGTTCAGCGCGAAGCGGATTTAGAATAGTATTGTCATAATACATTTTCCACTTCATATATTGCTTCTCGTGTTTAGCGTCTTTAGTTAAACATTCAACATTAACTTTATAGTCGCTAGACGAAAGAACTGATTTGATAACTGAAACAAACTTAGGCGCAGGACTTACAATCTCATAGCTTACGTTTGTATATGCTTTACGAGAATACTCTGTAAAGTTTCTATCGGTTTGATTCTTATCATTCTTAACTCCCAAAAACCAATCACGGTATGGGGCAGAAGATTGTCTTGCCTCAGAATAGTCAACCATCATTTGAAACCAACCGGTAGCACTATGACCAAACAAAGTTCTACCGTTGTACCAACGAGAGTAGATAGCTTGGGCTACCTGACGTATATAGTCAAGCTGATTTTTTTGCTCTTTAGGCACATTGTCGGATGGGAATCCGATTATTTCGCTGAATTTCAACATTATTGGCAAATATATTAATCTATTACAAAATTACTATGCACTTTTTAATATTTATTCAACTTAATCAAAAAATTCAAGCAAATCATTCATTATACGAGTTGAATTTGCCTCCTGAATGTATTTAGGGAACGCACTCTTTGAACCAAGGAGAGCCATACCCCCTGCTGAGAACAAGTCATAATTGGTCATTTCGCTTGGATCGTTAATCTCTAAACACTCCTCAAGAAGCTCTAAGTGGTTATCATTCTTACCAAACATTCTAATATAGTTCATGTACTCCGTGAAGATTTGTTCCTTATCCGCCTCACCCGTATAACGACCAGGTGCAGGAACTAACTTTCCATTAGCATCAATGTCATTTAATAAATACCCCTCATAACCCCACTCTCTAAACTTCTCTATCACAATAGGGACGTTTCGTTCAGGATATACGTGCGCTCCAAATAAAAGCGCCAATTTTAGCATATCCTCGCAATATGTATTACCATCATCAACACGAATATTGTATGTCACAACAAACTTATTTGATATCCATTGATCTAAAGGCTTTTCGGCATAGTCTGTACTTGGGTCATGCTTGTAGAATACAGCACCGCCACCATTAGACTTCCTTCTACCTTTAACGTCTCGGTTATTAAACTTAAACGGGTCACATCCAAGTATATACTTGTTTACAACTTCAGATGCAGGATACCAACTATTCTTTTCGGAATCAAAGTACTTCTTATTTCTAAAATCCTCACTTGGTAAATATGAAACAACATACTTTCCTTCAGGATCATCCGTTACAACTACATTACTTCCAAAGCCATTAGACCAATCCAATCTAACAGTTCTTGTTCTAAACAATCTATCAAACTTTAATTGATTTATTCTGCTTCTTAATATAGAAAGGTCAAAGTTTGAGTTCTTACTTGCTTTAGAGGCGGCTTCCTGTAAAGTCCATGGGTTATCTCGAATCTCACCATTCAAACGAAGGTCAAGACCCTTCTCCTCAAGGTCCTTACGAGTATTCATTAAGATTGTTTTAGCTCCACGTGTAACGATATTCCCTTCAAGATTTCTGACTGGCTCCACTGGATCTTCGATGATAGAGATTCCGTACTCGTCCACACATTCGTCATACCCGTCGTATGCTGGTATGAAAAGCGTGAATAAACCGCTTGTGGTGAATCCGTTTTCGTTTCGTTCGTCATAGTATGATGATTTAATTAGGTCAAAAAACTCCTTACCACCCCCTGCCTCAAATTCACCGAGGGTAGACGTAAACATAGCTAATCCATTGATACGCAAACCTTGAGATAGACACTTTCTAACAACGTCCTGCCATCTTCTTGGTATTGACACCCCACTATCTCCGTGCTTACCACCTTCATCATCTAAATATGCATGAAGCTTCTGACCGTCAAATGCTCTTTCGCTAGATGCACGAGCTTCAATCCAACCATCATGACTGGCTATTCTATTCTGAGATACACCTTGAGTTCTTGCGGCTGGATATGTGAATGACAACTTCTCTTTGGGAAAGTCAGTACCATCATGTGCCGGTTTATAGAAAAATGGAATCTTTCTCCACGGCTTAACAACCTTATCTAAATAAACGTCCTCTTTTGCCTGCCTTTCTGTAATAGATTGAATACCACCCTTTTGCTGTTTGCGTTCAGTGGTTATACAATACAATACACAAGATGCTTGAGATGTAGCACCAATACGTCTACGTTTTGGGAATATATATCCATAGCATGTTCTGTAACCCATGTCAACAACATACTTACCCTCATCAATATAGGCGGCTGAATATTTAGATGCAAACTCCTCAGCATTCTTAACCCTTTGGAAGAACTTCTGACGAATATCCCCATCACTTCTATATGTAACTCTATATTTATATACAGCCTCTGTTGTTGTATAGCAGTATTTAGCAAAGAGGAATATGCGGCGATCCAAATCTCGATACCACGGAAGTGAGTCAGGTCTGGTCTCGTTTTGAATATCCCAAAAATTTAGATAAACATAATGCCAACCATCTATATATGTTGGCTTACCATTATTGAAAAACCAATATCCTTGATATCGTCTTTTAATCTGTATTTGTATCCATTCAATCTCATTCTTATACTCTAAACGATTCTCCTCCAATTCAGAGTATATATCATCTTGAGTAACCGCCTCCCTCTTTTTCATTCTCTTCTTTCTGCGGATAATGTCTTGAATGTTCTTTAACTTTTCAGGTACTACCTGATGTTTAAACTTCTGATTCTTAGGGTGTAGTCCGTATCCATCTATTAACTGAACCGCCTCATCCCAAGACTTACCATAAAATGATTCAACAGAAGGCAGCTTAACCTTCAAAGTTTCAAGAACGGGATCATCGCCATGATATACAGCGTATTCATCCTCCTTCTTATATATTTCATGATACTTACTAATTGCCAACTTCTGGGAATATTTGATTAGCTTTTGATTTTCCTGGTACAACAGCTTCTGGAGCGAACATCATATATTCTTCAGGTCTTATACCCAAGTTTTCTTGAGCTAAGAATTTAGTTATCTCATGCTCAAGAGACTTAGTTGTTTCACCCTGCATGAAACGATCTCTCGCATCACTTAACTGACGTCTAACCGTCTCAATGTTAGCTAAGTGATTCTTCTGGTCGGATGGATCTTCTGGAAGTTCAAGTTCAAGAAGATTATACAACATCTCCTCCGCACGTATCATAATAGCCCAATCTTCAGGCTGTTGTAATCTCAAAAATAATAAAATCTTT